GCGCAACAGCCAGAATCGGTGGAGAATGTGGAAAAAACTGTGGATAACCATGAAGAAGGTCAAAAAACAGCAGTTCCAGAAAAAGAGGACTCCGTATCAGGAAAGCCTAAAGCAGATTTCAATTCTGAAACGCCGGAATCTCAGCCGGAAAACATAGAAAAAAATCAAAAAACAGCACTTCCAGAGCCAGAACCACAGATTCCAGGTCAGGACAGCATTGAAAACCATCCGGAATATATGCCAGAACCGGAAGAACAGCCAGAAAGCAACCTGAAACCAGAATTGCAGGAAGACTATCTCGGTGAGGTCAACGAAATGGTGCCGGAAGAACCGGAAATTGCGCCGGCGCAATTCGGATCAGAGCCACCGGAAGCGGAACCTAAGACCAGAAAAGAGTATATAGATACGTTAACAGCTTATGGCACGGCTGAGTATATAGCGAGAGCCATGCGGCAGTTTGCAAGCAAGACATACAACACACTTCTGGATCCGGACTTCTGGAATGAATGGTTAAACGGAAAAGTAGACCATAACGGAAGACCTTGGGAAGATTAAGGGTGCCCTAAAATTCACATAGATACATCCTTCCTGTGTGAGCCTGTCAGATCACAGGAAGGGGAAAGGAGAAAAATGAATCTCAGACAGAAAAAGAAATTATTTAGAAAAGTAACCGGTCAGAATCCTCCGAGATGGATGCATTACAGTAGCCGCCGGTTCCATAATTTTCTTTGCAAACCCTGGGGCGGACTGGCAGCGCTGAAGAAACAGGAAGCCACCAGAACAGTAGAAGATTTTAATCGAAATATCCAGAACAGGAATTATCTGCTCAGAGAGGCAAGGAGGTATACCAGATGAAACAGGGAGGATTATTATTTCCTAAAACACCTGTAAAAAAGAAAAAGAAAAAGCATGGCAAGTGTATTATGCCCGGAGACAAGAAAGAGTGTTGCTACATATGCGGAGTAACAGAAAATATCCATAGACACCATGTTTTCTTCGGTACTGCAAATAAAAATTGGTCAGAACGTTATGGCTTAACTGTTCACCTCTGCGTAAACTGCCATGAAATTTCACCAACATCTGTACATAAATGCAGAGAAACTAATTATCTGTTAAAACAGATAGGCCAGAGAGCTTTTGAGAGAGAACATGGTACCAGAAAGGAATTTATAAAGATATTCGGCAAAAATTACCTGGAGGATGAATAAATGAACATAGGAAAAGCAACCGCAATATTCAAAGATATCCATAACGAAGAAACAGAAGTAGAAGACAAGATCATAGCAATTCAGGAAGTGATTGATATGCCTACACATAACAGTATTACCAAGAAGAGCATGCTAGAGGTACTTCACTGGCTGATCGAAGAATACATCTAAGGAGGATACATATGGATTCCAGACAGAGAGCAGTAACCTGCAGACACAGTACCGGGAAAGTAGCAAATACGGCAGTATTCGTCCGTCCAACCTGTCCGAATATGCATATAATCAAAAATAAGATTGTAACATCCAACTTTCGTTGCAAAGACTGCAGATTTTACGAAGAAAAAACAATAAGATGAAAACAGGCCGGGAGCTGATAATAGTTCCCGGCTAAAAGCATGAAAAGAAGGAAAGGGGAGCGATACCGATGGAAATGATAGAAACTACAATTCACGAAGAAAATGAGCAGAAGAAAGAATATTTAAAGTCTTACCGGCAGGCGATAAAGAGGGAGCAGGATATTCTGGACGAGATACAGCGGTTGAGACTAGACAAAATGTTTCCATCGGTAGTCAATGATGGAATGCCACATGGCAGCAGTCATTCAGATCTGTCTGATTACGCAGCTATTCTGGATGAACAGATAGACCTTCTGAAAGAGGAACGCTTGGAAAAAGTGAGATGCTACCAGAAGATTGAGAGACAGATCAGCCAGATGGAGAATGAGGATGAGCAGGAAGTGTTGAGACTGAGATACATACTTGGAATGAAATGGGAAGAAGTGGCTGTGAAAATGGGATATAGTTGGAAACAAACACATAGGATCCATTCGTCCGCACTCAAAAATTTCAAGATGACATAGAATGACACACAACATCTGTGATATTATTATAATGAACTCAGTTGGAAAAGTTGTCCAGAGTTCTCCTTCCCTTAAATGACCTGCCAGTACCCACCTGGCAGATCACCAGAACATCTCACCGAGAGGGAGTGAGCGTGAGCCATGGAGCCGCAGGTTCGAATCCTGATGTTCTGATTAAAATTTGCATCGTATATAATACTTCCTATTAAAAGATATCTGACCTTAAGTGGTTGGATATCTTTTATTTATGTATTTTAGGTAAAAATGCATAAATTGATTTATAAAAAAAGAAAAAAATTTTCCTGAAATGAGTTGACAAATTAACCTGTATAGGTTAAGATTATACTTGCAAAGGAAATTCTTAGAGGTGCATTAGAAAGGACTGGGTGAAACGCTATGGTAAATAATTTCGGAAAGTTCTGCCGAAAACTTCGGATAGATAAGGGTGAACTTTTATACGATATGGCAATAAAATTAGAAGTTTCATCTGCTTTTTTATCAAAAGTTGAAAATGGCAAGAAAAAACCACCGAAAGAGTGGAGAGAGGTTCTTATCAGAGAATATGGATTAGACTCTGATAAGGTAAAAGAATTGGATCGATGCATGTATGAAGCACAAAATTACGACAGCATTGATATTAGTAATTGGAACGATAATGATAGAATGATGATGCTTTCCTTTGCGAGAAAATTCAATTCTTTTGACAGAAACAGATTGAAAAAGTTTTTAGAAAGCGAGGAGGATGATGATGAATGAATGTTGCTGCTGAAGCATTATCAAGACCCCAAATTCGAGCACTGACAAATGAATTCAGAAAAGCAATTGGATGTGATAAAATGACATATTTTCCCATTGTTGAATTTATAGAATTTATTCTGGCAAAACCTGAAAATGGAATGGATTTTGAAATTGTAGATCCAGGGGAAATGCAAGATACATATGGAACTACCAATACTGAAAGAAATGTTATGCGTATACGGAGTGATGTATATGAAGGAGCAGTAAAAGGGCGACCGCGCGATCGTTTTACCCTGTGTCATGAACTAGGGCATTACATCTTACATCAACCGGAATTTATGTCTTATGCGAGAGGTAATGTTCCGAAGTATTGTCAACCAGAGTGGCAGGCAAATACATTTGCAGCGGAGTTGATGGCTCCATATGATCTTGTCAAAGATATGAGCATTGAAGAAATTATGGAAAAATGCGGAATGTCGAAACAGGCAGCAACAATTCAGTATAGGGAATACCGTAGATGATGTATCGGGCCGAAAGGCTTTATACATACAAAAAACCAAGCATCCATTTTTGGAGATGCCTGGCTCTTGCGAAATCTGCATACACAGTTGTTCAACTGGTTACAATTCTCTCTCGACAATTGAATTGTAACACTGTGTATATCCTTTTGCAAGAGTTAATTGTGAAAGGAGAGTGATTTTATGTACATTTTCCGCGCGTGGATTACACGCAAAGATGGTACTCGGGATTACGCCAAGGATCACGGAAAGCGTGCTTTTCGCATCTGGATTGATCCAGAGGCCCTGAACCAAAAAAAGAAAAAAATCGGTAATTAAGGAATCGAGAAACATAGTTAACCAGTTGATATGTTTCTACTTTAAAGAAAATAAAAAGGAGTAGAAATAATATGAAATTTAAGTTAGCAAAAGATCATGGATGTCTTAATTGTAGATTAGAAGCGTTATCCAAGGGAGATAATGTGTTAATCAAATATTTGGAGTTCTCAAAAGAAACTGCTACAAAAATAGAAGATATTATGCAGACACATGTTAAAAGAGAAAATCAAGAATTGTTAATAAAACAAATTGATTGTAGTAGAGACGAATTTGAAAAACTTCAAAAAGATAGAAGATATAAAATGAAATGCATAGGTCTAGTCGAGGATGAACCAGAAATTGTAGCTGCAGCTGAAATGAGTTTTGGAAATATTGAAATATTTTTTGAAACGCAGGATGTTGAGTATAGTTCAGCTGAAGTGTTAATTAAAAATGCCAAAATTATGGTCTATCCTTGTGGAGATTATGGTTTTGAAATATTAGATGGAAAAGAATAAGCAAAAGCAGCTCTTCGGGGCTGCTTTTTCTATACTCAAAAACGAAACGAATGAGAGGTGGTGAGCCTGATGGCAAAAGGAAAATATGAATATTGGCTGACACCAGAAGGCTTACTGAAACTGGAAGGCTGGGCCAGAGAAGGACTTACAGACGAACAGATTGCGGGGAAAATGGGAATTCATAGGGATACGTTAAATGAATGGAAGAAAAAGTATTCCGACATTTCCGACACCCTAAAAAGGGGAAAAGAAGTTGTTGACTTTCAGGTAGAAAACGCTTTACTCAAACGTGCTCTTGGCTATGAATACGAAGAAGTATCTGAGAAATACGAATTGGGAACATTGACTGAAAAGAAAGTGGCTAAAAAACAAGTAGTTCCAGACACCACGGCACAGATCTTCTGGCTCAAGAACCGAAGACCGGACAAATGGAAAGACAAACAGGATGTTCAGGTATCCGGAGAATTGAAAGAAGAGCAGACAAAGCTGGATGATCTGATAAAACAGATCAGCGGAGGCGGATAATGAGTACGGAACGGCTGGTGCTTTCCGAAAAGTATAAGGCCTTTCTGAAATGCAACGCTCCGGTTGAATTCCTGGAGGGCACTACAGCGGCAGGAAAAACTACCGTGGGACTTTTCAAATTTATGTGCAAAGTTGCACAGTCCCCCAAAAAGCTGCATATCCTGGCAGCAAAAGACACGGGAACTGCAGAGAAGAATATCATCAACAAGGACTTGGGAATCATTGATGATTTCGGGATTTTGGTACAGTACAACGGAAATGGCACCAAGGACGATAAAATACCGCATATCCTATTCCAGACAAGCAAAGGCAATAAAATTGTCTATGTCATGGGCTATGGCGATAAAAAGAAGTGGCAGAAAGCACTTGGAGGACAATATGGGTGTCTATACATAGATGAGATTAACACTGCGGACATTGATTTTGTTCGTGAAGCGTCCATGCGTTGTGATTATCTTATGGCAACTCTCAACCCGGATGATCCAACTCTGGATGTATACAAAGAATATATCAATTGCAGCAGACCTTTGCCGGAATGGGCAGACAGCACACCACAGGAAA